CGGATCAACCGTATGCAATTCCAAACCTTTCACAAGGCGGATGCGTTCAGCCATTAAATCTTCAGAACGATGCCCGTCAGCAAATCGCTTCAACGTTGCTGAGTTAAATTCTTCCGGTAGCGGGTCATGCACTTCATACCAAAGCTTACGAGAACAAGAATTGCCAATCGCAGACATACCAAGATAGGTGCGCTGGGGGTTGGCGTTTTCACGCACTTCTAGAGCGCGGTCTGCCGCAAGGAGCGTAGGGTCATCTAAAATAAAATTAGGAAGCTTTGTCATTTCCGCACCTAAAAAAAAAGAGGGGCCGATAGCAGGGATAAACTACCGGCCCCAACTTACATCAACGCTTCCAGGGCGCTGATGCTGCGGCTTTGACGGGTGCCGCAGTATTGGCGGACGGACGGGCGGTATTGCCGCCAGCCTCTGGCACCGCCTTATATGCCTTTACTTCGTTCTTGGCTTCACGATGTGTGCCAGTCTTATCGGGACCAGCAGGCTTCACTTTCACAACCGCTATCATGCTGCGGTTATAGAGATCGGACGCATCATCGGTATTTAAAACACCAACAGCGCGGCAGATGGCAGATAAGGATTCGTAAGCAATGCGAACCGCAACTTCGTTAGGGTTCACTAGGTTCAGAAGGTCAAACAAATGCTGACCCTGATATTGTCCATCGACAATCATCATATCTAACCACAAGTATTTACCAGCACCGCTGGCGGTATCGCGCATTTCGCTGTTTGTAATCATCACGCGATAATCACCCGGCGGGAGGACTTCAAAGCCCTTGCTGGGTTCGATGGACATTGCGTCAAATGAAAATCCAAGTTTGGTCATTGTATTAAACCTTCTTTCCGGTCTGTTTGTTGAAATACGGTACGCCAGCAGCAAAGTCGTTCCATGTCATTGGGATCGACGTTGGCAGGTTGTACCGCTGTTTAGCGAGGTATGCAGGACGCTCTTCGGTGTAAAGAACACGATCACCACCACCCACTGCACGGGTTGTTTTCTTTCCAAATCCAGCGTCAGATTTAACAGTGCTGACCCGGTAGTTGGCAAAGAGAACAGCATCCATTGCTTCTTGTAGAAGCGCAGATGCCCCTTTGTGCATTTTTGGAGAATAGCGGTCATATGCCTCTGTTTCGGGGCTTTCAAAACGCTCAATTTTTGCATGCGCGATGACCAGTACGCACATTGAACGTTCATCACGCAAAGCACGAAGCCCGTCGATCAGTGTGCGCCAAAGATCAAGAGCAGAAACATATCCACGTCCATATCCCGGCGTTTCAATGTTAGCCCAATTGTTGTCCTTGCAAGCTTGTGCCCAGATGATCGGCTCAAGATGATCGGCTGAGTCCAATACTACAGTCTTGTACTCGTTATCTTCCGTGTACAAACAACCGATAGCCTGCATAACCTCGTCATACGTTTTCAGAGTTCCAAACGTTGGAGCATCAATCATGCCCAAGCCGTCTTCCGTTTGCAGGAAGATCGGATTAGGTGCTGATGCTGCAAAAGATGTCTTTCCCACCCCATGAGGTCCGTAAATCATGCATAAAGGAGGTGCCACAGACACCCCAGATCGGATGTTAGCTAAAGTAATAGTTTTCATTTATCTGCCCTTTCAATTTTGAACGTAGGCTTGCCCGTTCCAACTGTGCGCGAAGCGGCGAACAGGTTGCGGATGGTTTCGGGCCAAGCGTTGTATTTGGTCTCAGACACCGAGTACTTAATGCTTACATAATCCTCAACAGGCTCGTTCCAGCTTCGGATTGTTTCAATCGCACTGGTGATTTTTGTCTGATCCCACTCAACATCTTTGGGCAGGTCGGCAATGACAATATGCTCGTCTATGTCCAATCGAACGCGGCCTGTATCCTTGCCATCTTTGGCACGGGCTTCAGCAGCGAGTTTAGCGAACCGATCAACGAGGGCTGAGTGCAGTAAATTGTCGTAAAGCCTGCACTTAGCTTTTAGCTCTGTCATCTCCTCAAGCAGCATCGCAAGTTGGTCAATTGGAAGGTTAGAAACCTTCGTCGATCCCAACTCTTGAAGCTGCGCCAGACTGACGCTGTTCTTCAAAGCAAACTCCTATTTGCTTGAGATTACCCGGCTAAATAAGACACCGCCCCGCCGGGGGAAGGACGGAGAATTACGCTTTCCCGGCTCGCACCGAGGCTCTGTTTTGGATTTTGGATCTAAGATTTCGCAGGATTAGCGTTTTAATTGCTAAGTCGGACAGGATTTTATCAAGCCTTGCCAACTCATTGCGTTCATTGACATTAAGCTGCTTTTTCCAATTACGCTTTTTCATTGCAATCTCATGCTATTCATATGAAGAACACAAACCATGCCACATGCGTTGGGAGGCTGTAAAGCCTGTTGTCAGGTTTTTTTTAAACGTGTAAATTGTCTAATCAAAACAATGATTAGACTTGTATAGGTCAGGAGATAGCATTGAGGTACGTCTTCACTTTGAACATGCCAAGCTTCAAAAACAATCTGGTTCAACAGATCATTGGGGACTACCCAGTCGATACGTTTGAAGCAATGTGTGACGCGCTAAATGAAGATAGCTTTATCGTTGTGCGCCAGTTTTACCATATCATCCATCGCAACGGCGAACATGATTGGAAATACAAAGGCCCAATGATCATCAATACCCAGCACATAGGCAAGGTGCAGGAATTTATTGATAAGGAAGACGAAGTCTATTGAGTTTTTCTGCTTTTGCTATTTTCCGTAAAACTACCTTTTAAAAAAAAGTTAAACCCAATTTCATTGACTCAACATTTTTAAAAGCTGTATTTTACTTATCACTTAGGCCCGAAACGCCTCAAGTCAAATCGCAAAAACTGAAAAGTTGTTCAAGCGGGGGTGCGTTGTTTGACGCACTTTCCGAAAAACGCCAAAAAGCGCAGACCCCACTTGCTATACTTCTTTTGTCGCGCCCATCCGGGAGTGACTCCCGGCGTTGACGCGCCGGGGTCTTTGACATTGTGAAGAAGGAATACAACATCATGGCACAAGCCAAGGTGAAGACCAAGACTGAAGCCCGCGCTTACCTTGCCATATCTTTAATCGGAGGTGGGTCGTCCTGGGTCGAAGGCGAAGATCAAGATAAGATGATTGCGGCGCTTCATAAACAAGTGCGGAAAGATTGGAAACACCTGTTTGATATTAAGGAGAACCCAGGTGTCAGAATATACGCTCTCGACGGGGTGGAACATTGGTGGGCTGACCACGAAGGCGTGTTCGACCACGATACCAATAGAAAGCTGAAGCTAATCCGGTATGTCGGTTTAGTGCATGACGGCATTGGTAAACCACCCAAGCACGTTGATAAAATTTACGCATAACCTCTCGGGGGTGGGCTTAGGCTCACCCCCTTTTATTTATTTTGCTTCTGCCGCTCTTCCATCAACCGCAGACGGACGTTTAAGTCGTTCATCTGCGTAAATATTTCTTCCTTCATCTTATGCCGCGCATCAGCCGAGATTGGGCTGTCTGTCGGGATGCCTTGCGGCGTAATCAACATTGGCATCTGACCCTCTATTTTGGTCATACGTATGCCCATGCCGTTTACTTCTCCCAGCAGCCAAGCAATTGCCGCGACGACGACAGGTATGACGGCCTTTAAGATGTCGCCCCAGTTCACGGCGTAGGCCCACCCACCGGATCAGCCGCACCAGCCGGTGCTTGGGTCATTATCTCAGTTCCAACCGCCACTGTATCACCATCCCACGGGCTTTCGTTGAGCGGTCCATAGCAATCAGACAGCTTGGCTCCGTTGACCTTCTTGGGTCGCACAGTGCAGGGAAACGAGAACATGTTGCTCATGCCACCACCAGCCGCAGTCGTTGTCGTGAACTTACGAAACGCTGCTGGGGTGTTGGCCCAAGTCGGCGCTTGCGGGAAACTTTCACGGGGCTGAAACAAGCTCCAGACCTTACCGGGACCGGGGTTGGCGCATGAGCCACCCGTCAGGTCCATGTCGGCAAACGCTGGACCGCGCAGCACCGGACATACAGCAACGCCCAGCGGGAATACCTTACCGTTGACCGTGATGGTCTTGCCGGGGACGGGGGTTGTCGGGCTGGCCGCGCACAGAGCGAACTCGCCCTTGCAGACCTGGATGGTCATGGCGTGTGCGGGGGCCGTAAGTGTCAGCGCCGCAGCAATCAGTAACTTCTTCATGTTCGTTCCCTATTTTCCAGGCGGTTTCTGGCTGTTGCGAGTACCAAACCACCACAACACGCAAGTCGTCGTGAGGTACATGATGGTGTTTACGATCAGGTCATGGACGCGCATTGCGTCAGCGGTGGCAAACGATACCCCGGCCATAATGGTACGGGCCTCGACGTAGATTAGTGTCGTAATCGCGCACAGATAGATCGTGAGGCCAGGGCGAACAATGCCGCGCACGAAGTCCAGCAGTACCAGCAGGAAGCCCGACACAGGCCCGATCTTGGCCCTGGCGCTATACTGTTTAGGCTCCATGCCAAAGGATGCCGCAAACGATGTCTCTGCCGCGACAGTTTCCTTGGCGGTGGCTTCGATGGTTGCCACCTGAGTCCGCGCAGCCCACTCTTGGGCCATAAGCTCGCCGTCGATACGGCGCATACTGGCCTCATGCTCATGGTCCAACTTTCGCATTTCGAGTTCCTGCTTCACTTTCAGGAAGTCAAAGAAACGTTGGAACGCTACGCCCAGCAGGCCGGTTATGCCGCCGCTAAATATTGATCCCAGTATCCCTAACATCGACGATCTCCAATTCAAACGGCTGTCGGTTCATAAACGTCTCTAGCTTTCTAATGGCGGGCACAGACAGAAGGACAGCCTTCTGCCCATCCATCACGCCCAGCTTCTCACCCAGCGCGATACACCCGTGTAGCTGGCACTTCAGGCCGCATGACTTGTCGCCCATGAAGTTTGCCGAGTGTATGCGTATACCGGCACGGCTGGGTACGCTGTCCACTAAGTACATCTGGCGTTTGAAGGCGTTAGAATACGTCCATACGCATTTATACTTACCCGCCGGGATACAAGAAGCGTTTGAGGCGTTGCCCTTCTCGGGTAGCTCGCCGGTAAACAGCGTAGTGCTGCCAAAGGTTATGCGCCCAAAGGTGCCTTGGTCAGAACTCTCCAAGCGTTCAAGGACAGCTTTAGCCATAATTTCAATTAAGCAAATTTAGTTTGTGATGCAAAAACCGTAAATGCCACGTTGCCTGTTTTGACAATGGCATAAGTGTAAATATCAACGCTGTTTATATCTCCAGTAGCTGGGGCTGTCCCGCCTTGCCAAAGTGGAGTGACGGTGCTGCTGTCAATTTGAACGACAGAATTTATATAAGCCGTTGCTCCTTGAGTTACTAAAAATACAACAGTCAGTGTTTGACCAACAGACATAACTGTATTCAGAGATGTTCCGCTCGAGCCTCTAAAATTAACGGTCCAATTTCCAGATGCCGCAGTGGTGTAATACAAGACGCTTTGCGTTGTAACGTCGTAGTTAATAGTTCCAGTCGCCGCAGTTGCAGAAACAGTTGTTGTTTCACCGGCATTTGCCAACGCAGCGGCAAGAGAACTTGACGAACCCGCCAGAGTTAATTTAGTGCCGTCAGTGGTAATGCCTGATGTGGTTTCTTGAACAATTGCGGAACTATCGTAAAGAATACGAGTGCTGTTACCGCTAGAAATGGTTGTAGAGCCAATTGTCAAAGAGGCTGACGTAACAGTTTCAGGATAGGCTGGTGCAGATTGATACCAAGTTGCCGTGTCGCCATTACCTGTCAGAATTTGTATCCCAGGGTTTCCTGGGGAACCTTGTTTAATGGTGACCGTATTTCCTGAACTAGTCCAACCAGCCTTAAGTACTGACGTTCCATCTGTCTGAGTGGTTGTGTTGATAAACGTAAATTGACCACTAATGCCGTTGGTTAACTTTACAATTACATTTCCAGCATTAAGCACACCAGAAACAATAATCGTTGTGGCCCTGCACTCTGTGTTGTTGAGAGTATAGGTGTTGCTGCCAGTAATACTGATTGTGGTTACGGTGCCCAAGCAAGCATCAAGATAGTTGGTTGTATCGTTGATGTATCCGCCCCAGACATCTACTTCTGTACCGGGCGTAATGACGTATAGGCCCTTATTAGTAGTTAGAGTTGTTCCCATGACAGCGTCCTAAATATGTCTGTTTGCAATTTCTAGAGCAGAAACGATAGCGTCGTCCTGGTGATCTAGCAAAGCTTCCGTGCCTTCGCCCTGGACCTTCTTTACCCGCTCCGCCTGCCGCACCAGCTTCTCAGCCATGTCGGCATGGTTCACAGCGCGACCACCGGAGGCGCGTCCAATGCGACCGCCTGCGGCTGCGATCTCTTTGCCTTCAAAGCCAGAAATGGCGCGCATGAGGTTTCTTACTGTGTCTAGACCGATTTCTTGATTTGGATCGACACCAAGTTTTTTTGCAACGGTTCTTATGTAATTTGAAGAAGATTCAGCAGAATTTTCAGCCCCAACAGGAGCGTATCTTTCTATTATTTTAGAAACGGTATTGTAGCCTCGGTTTATATAGCTCCCCAAAAGCTTTTCGAGAGCATTTGACCCGGCTTCAGGCGTTTCAAAAATAGCAAAAGTCCCGTCTGATCCTTTGTAGCCCGGTAAATCTTTGGCGAAAGAACCATCTTTGATGTTGCCGGGGTTATTGTTTCTAGCGTTTCGCGGTTCTGAGCTAAGAGCGGCAGAAGCTGTAGGAGTTGTAGGAGCTTCGCCTCCTTCACCAGGGCGCAATTGTTCAGCGGTGTATAACGCGCTTTTTGCAAGAGGAGAGTTAAGCTTACGACCCAACGCCCCAGTAGCATAATTGACTGCGCCTGTAATCTTTGGCGCTTGAACAGCCATAGACCCAAGAGCGCCACCAATTGCGCCAAGAGGATGCCCTGCCAAAGCGTAACCGCCTACCCCTCCAAGTCCAGATGCAAGAGCTTCAAGCATCCCTCTATGGCCTGACTGTGTCCACGGAGCTAAAGTTGCTCCAGCGATTTTATAAGCAAACTCAGGATTTTGTTTGCTCATCAAATCAATAAGTTTTTTCCCTTGAGGGCTTTTTTGTTTACGCAAAATTTTATTAACAGTAGCAAGAGCATCGGCTTTTCCAATTTGTCCAGAAATCAAACCTTTTTGAATACTGCTGATTTCATTTAATGAGCTTTGGTACTTTTCCATATCATCAAGATACTCAGGGCTAATATCTCCGATAGCTTTTCGAGTGGCGTTGTAAACGCCGCCCATAGCCTGTCTGGCCTGATTGTTTGACTTGTAATCGTCAGACACATCCCAAAGAGCCTGTTTTAAATTATCAAACCCTTCAATTGTATGAGCGGCTTGATTTGATTTCCACGAAGAGACAAGGCTCTCAGCTTTGTTCAAAGCTTCATTGGCAGAAGGAAACAAATTTGGATTGTTAATGTTCAAATACTGGACTTTTTTCCTAGCATCTATAAGTGCTTGATCAATACCATTAAAGCTTGGCGTTGCTTGACTAGCTGACCAACCAGCTTTTGAATTTAAGTAATCTTTGCTTGCCTGCGACTTAACGGAAGATAGCGTAGTTTGCGCTGTATCAAGAAGATCAGTAGGCGGAGCAGAGCCATTAAAATGGTATAAGAACGCTTTTCTTAAAGCGGGGTCTGATGTCGATCCAGCTTTTTGGGCAATATCTAAAACATGAGATGGAACTTGCGCTGCTAATGCGCTTGAGTGTTTAGCTACAGCCGTTATGGGCTTTACAGCTAACTTAGCCGTACCCAAAGCGGCTTGCACAGGATCAAGGTACTGAGCACTTTTAGCCGTAAGGGCTAAAGCTTTTTGAGCAAAGCTTCCAGTTTTAGCTGCTTTAGATAAAAGTCCTACTCCACCTGAAAATGGCAAAGATAAAATTGACAACAAACTAGCCGGGTCTTCCATCATTAGTTTTTTAATACCAGCGGAAGTAGTGAGTTTGGAAAACTCATGCCCCATAGCATCAGCTAATTCCTCGGTCTTTTGTTTTTCTTCTGGGTCTTGCTCAAAACCAAGAGCGCCCACGCCCTTTGAATAAAGACCCTTACCTATTTGCCCAAAAGCTTCAACTGTTTCTGGCAAATTTACAGTAAGAGCTTTAGCAGTATCTATAATTGCACGGCCAGAACTAGGCAGCAGTTGCTTGCCCATGACCTGTGTTGCCTTACCCCAAGTAGGCTCAGGCTCTTCTGCGCTGCCAGTAGACCTATTCAAACGAGCAATGATGGATGATGTGGGAGCTTCTGCGGAAGCATCAGGCTCAACTAAAGTTTTTGTTTTACCTTTTTGATAAGCAGCCCAAATTGGGTCTGATTCTGCACTTTCTGATTCTGATGATCCAAAAGAACCAAGTTTTCCGCCGCCTAATTGATATGCTTTATAAATAGGGTCTTCTGATAAATCGTTATTCATAGCTACTGCCTCTCAAAATAACGAGACATGCCAGGGATGTACTTTATCCCGTTCTCTTCAGCTATTCTTTGAAAATTCATTTCAATTCGATCAGCTGTTCCTACTCCAGAAGTCAACGCCACCATAAGATCAGGGTTTGTCATTATTCTTTTCAAAAATTCTTGTTCAGCCAAATATCTTGGGCGGTTGTCATCTTCAAATGCTTGTTGAGCATTGTAATAAGAATTAAGACCACCAGTCTTCTCGTTGTATTGATTTAGATGAGCTTGTCTGTCTTTTGCTTGTTGGTTTGTGACCATTAGCTGAGAAGCCAATTGTACCTGAGCCGCTGGAGTCATTTCGCCTTGAGGCAACGCGCCCATCATCGCTTGAAGAGCGCCTAAGCTGTTTTGGTCAACGTTGCTGGCAAGACCACTTCCCATGAAAGCAGTATATTTATTAAACAAATCTTTTTGAGTATCGGATTCACCAACCGTTTCCTTAGAACCAAAGGCACGGAGAGTAGTATTTATTGCTCTTACCAATTCTGCTCTTGCAGCAAACGCGGTGCCTGGGGCGTCTAATTTTTTACCAGCAATAGTTTTTGAAACTACTTTTGCCATTTCGTTTGTGTTTAAAGTATTTTCAGCAGCCGCCAATCCGCTGCTTCTTACTTTTGTCATATAATCTTGAGAAGCTTTTTGCGCGACCTCTGGATTGACACCAAACACGGCCTGACCTTCTGCTTGAGCAGCTTTATTTGAAGCATTGCCCAGAAGATCAACTTTACCTGGAATTTGAACCGCTGTGGCTTCGGCACCTTGAGGAGCTTGAGTTCCAGGAGGAACAATAATGCCATATTGTTTTGCAAACTCGCTCCACTCTGGTGGTTTTTCTCCTGTCAAACTTGCTGTGTATTTGTATTTTATGAACGCGGCGCGAGCGGCTTCCATAGTTGAAACTTGTTTCGAAGCAACTTCTGCCGCTTGTTGTTGCAACCCTGGGACGGAAAGCGCGCCAGCAGCAGCACCACTTAGCAACGCCGCTGGCAGAAATTTTCCACCGCGACCATGTAGTGTAGTTTCAAGTCCTTTTGCTAAAGGAAGCATCCATGATTTATTTCTGCTAAACCAATCCCCATTTTTTCCAGCAACAACATTGGACAGATTACGAGCATCCGCAGGAGGCTGACTTTCAGCAGCTTGAGCAGGTGAGATAAGCCCTCCTATAACGGGGTCTTGTTTGACAGGGTCAGTGGCTGCTACTGGTTTAGGTTGGTTAGGAACATTTTCCATTGGGACAGGAGCAAGGCCATTACCTTGTGAAATTTTAATTTTAGGAACTGCATCTACTGGCATAAACTCGCCGCTTACATCTCCGCGACCTAAATCTCTTGCGAAAGTACTACTGTCTTCTATAGAACCAGGATGTGTTCCATAGACACTTTTAACTGTATTTCCAAGAGATTTCCAAAATCTATTTACAAGATCGGGGTCTTTGCTTTCTTCTTCTGCGCGCTTAGTTAAATCAGCTTGATACGCTGCACGTTCCTCTGGAGTATATTCCTCTGGAACGGCGTTAGGATCGAATAAATTTGGAACGCCGCCGTCCAGGGCATACCCATGACGACCCGCTACGCCGCCGTTCTTTTTGGAGCTACTGTCATCGCTAAACAATGATAAGAGCGTTTGTAACCTTACAAGATCAGCAGCAGCCCCGCCGCCTCTGGTCGAGCTGCTTGAATCAGCGCCTAACAATCCAGAGGAATCTTTCTGTTCTTCTTGCTGTGGAACATAAGAAGTGTCTGTTGCGTAGGGTAAACTACCGCCAGCAGCATAATGAGAAGAGCCAGCAACACCGCCGCGATATGACGCGGGTGCTTTTGTGGTCGTGGAGTTTTCATTTAAAAGAGCAAGTAATTTGTCATTAAAAGACGGCTCAGATTTATCTCGTACATCAAATTTTGCATATTCCAACGGCCTCGGATTGGCAGGCACTAATCCAATTCCAAGCGGACCAGTCCCGCCGCCGACGCGGCTACCGGATTCTGCGGCAAACGGAAACATTGCCTTCTGCATTTGAATAATTTCAGCCAAAGCCTCTGGGCTATATGACCCGCCGTAAGCAAACCCCAGGCCAGCGTGTGCGGGCGATACTGCTCCGCCTTCAGACGAAGGCACTAGGCCACCGCTTTTACGTTCTATAGCTCCGCCGTGAGCTTTAGGGTTCCCCAGCAAATCGGTAGGCACTTCTTTTGTCGTTGTTGTTCCATACAACGGACCAAGTGTAGCCATTTGGTTCGTAAGGAACTGTGCGGTCTGGAACGGGTATCCTTGCTGTTGCAAGAATTGATTGTACAAAGCCTGTAGACCAGCTTGTTGGGTCTGCTGCTCTGCCGTACCCATACCCATTTGAGCCTGAGCGCCTGACAATTGATTTTGCAGTGCGCCGGTCCCCAAATTTGCAAGTTGCTGAGAAGTTCCCATGCCTTGCGAATAACCCTGCTGACCAAGAGCCGCCATTTGCCCTGCTGCCTGCTGTTGAGCAGCGCGGTTAGCTTGAGCGGCACCAAGCCCAACTCCTTGCTGTTGTTGAGCCGTAGATAAAGCTTGGCCGTATCCCTGGTTCATCAAACCAGAAACTATTTGAGCCGTAGCCATGTTTTGCTGTTGTGCCAAATTGGCTTGAGCTATACGACCGCGATCACCACCAAAAGCTCCTGCGCCGATTTGATCTCCAACCAATGCAGATTGCTGTTGTTGCTGCTGCTGCTGAAGCGGTGCCAATGTGGACTGCACAACGCTATTCAGATACGGAGACATATATTGATTGATCTGTTGTGCGCCCAATTGTGATGGGTCAACACCCTGAGCGCCCGCTAAACCAAATTGAGCAGCTTGAGCTTGCAAAGGATTAGCGGCTTGCTGACCGGCATAAAGGCTCTGAACAGATTGATTGTAAAAAGGCTGATAACTGCCCTGGGCTGCATTTGTGTTCTGTATAGCGGCTTGCTGTGTCCCGGTTAGGCCAGCAACAAAAGCATTAGGGTCGGTGCTGTATTGTTGGAACGGACGATTAGCTGCGGTTCGAGCGGCATCGGCGGCAGATGTGTACATTGCCTTTACATTTTCAGGCACTGAAACATTAGAGGTACTTTGTGAAGTTTTGCCGCCCATTTTAGTGCTCCTAGTGCGCTGTCTTTAAGGTAGACGCGCCGTATAAGAATAAAGCACCGCTAGGTTTGCCAAATTGTCTTTCGTACAATCTGACCTTACCTTCGGTCCTATGGTTGCTTAGAACGCCAATAATCAAAGGTACGCCAAGCTTGTCGGCAGCTTGTTTACTAAACTCACATAAACGACGAGCGCGACCACCTTTTGCTGCGCGAAATTTAGGTTCAATAAAAACAAACTTTTCTTCAAGAACCGTATCATCCGAATACCACATCTGACCGATTCTAAGAAGGACGGCTCCTTCGGCCTTTTCTCCAGGGTTCCCAATGATGCCCATCAAACCTTGGTGGCAATTCAAAGCGGACCATATCTCTTGAAGAATTTTATTATTACTGGCGCTAACAAAAGCGTTTTCATCAAAAATCATTTTAGCAATATCCATCATGTCGTGGATATCGTCGGGCGTCCCAATTCGGATTTGTGTTTCAGTTTCCATCAGTTTTTCTTTGGCCCCGGAAGGTTTTTCAATGTTTTTACGGTTTTTTTCCGCATCTGCAATACAAAGTGATCAAGGATTTTATGGCCGTCATCCAGAGAGCCGCTTCCAATCTTAACAACGTCTCTGGGATGGATGACGTATTCGCCGCCTGCCGCCACAATGGGCACAGTATTCACTTCTCCGCCTTCGGCTTTGCGAGGGGCCGGTGCCCCGTAGGGCAGGCCGCTTGCGCCGTAAGGTGTGCCGCTGCCGTAAAAGGGCTGCGAGAAGATGTTCTTGGCGACCCTAAAGCCCGCCATGGTGTTGCCTTCGCCCATGGCCGAAATGATGTCAGCCGGGATCACATAAGACCCGCTGGCGACATGCATGGGAAGATGGTCGGTACGACCGGCAACGGGGCTATGGATAGGTCCTACATGGATTTTAGTGGCCTTGGGCGCACGAAAGGCTCGGGGCATGGCTGCTTGCTTCTTGGGGGAGAAGCTTAGCCCTCCGTGCGCTTTGGCGGTGCGGGCGGCATCTTCAAAGGATTGCGCTGTAGGCGCACCCTCTGTGCCGGGTTTCCGCATACGTTCATGTGAGCCTTTTGCAATACGCTGTTGTTTGGCATGGATATTCGCGTAAAGACCGCCACCAGTAGCTCTAACTTGCCTTGCTGTGTTCAGAGCGGCGGCAATAGCCTGCTTCTGCGGATGCCCAGCCCGGATCATCTCGCTGATATTAGACGAGATCGTGTTTTGAGATTTTCCGTGTTTAAGGGGCATGTTTAGCTCCGAGAACAGCAAATTTATCACGGTATTAGTTAAAATAATAGGTAACGATAAGCTTGTTTACGGCCCCGTTGGTCCTGTAGGTCCTGTAGGTCCTGTAGGGCCATAGCCAGTAGGTCCTGTTGGGCCAATAGGACCACCAGAAGGCCCTGTGGGTCCTGTCGTTCCTGTCGGTCCTGTTGGGCCATAACCGGTAGGACCTGTCGGCCCCAGCACTGCTGAAGCAGCGCCTGTCGGTCCTGTTGGGCCAACTATTATAACTGTAGAAGACGCAATGCCTTGGAACGTCGTGTTTATACCGTTTAGAGCAGTAACGATGTTCTTAGTGGCTGTTAATAGATCATCTAAGGAAGCCATTAAAATCTCCCATCTGGCTGTAGCCGGTACCTGATGTTACCAAGCCGCCAAAATGTGTTGATGTCGTTACTTTCGATCTTAACTGAAACTAAACGGCCACGGAAACGCGGAGTCAAAAACGTCGTAGCTTGGGTCATGGTAAATGGCCCATAGGTTAAAGGTGTTTGACCAGCATAATCACAAACATAGAACGTCATTAAAACTGTTGCTGTTGGAGTCTGATAAGAAGCTCCACCATTGTCTTGACCATCAAAGAAGCCCCATCTCATATCAGGCCAAATTTGATCAACAAACATTTTTTCTGTGGCTTCAGTTAAGACAAAGAACCCAGTCTGAAAATAAGAGTTCATTGGCTGCGTATCAGCATTGAAGCAAGCCGTCTGAGTGGATTGCAAAAACTCATGCTGATAAATGTATTCAGAGCCAGATGAAGGGTCTTGCCCAGCGCCTATTGGCGCTCCAAGCACGGACTGATTGATCCATGCTGTTCTGCCAAGGGTGCCGTAGTCCCATTGCTGTAGATTTGCGTTGTACTTAACGTAAGCATTGATCTCTCCGCCATTACTAATGGTCGGGTAATACCAAGTAACTTCACCAAACCTAGAATTAGGAGCCACACGAATTTTCTGAAGATTTGTGGTGTCTAGGTCTTGGAAAATAACGTCCCATACTGGGCAGTAAATTACTGAAATTCCGTTGCCAGAAAGTTGATAAAACTGTGATTGGCTCATCCAAAAAACAGTTCCGTTCATTGAACAAGCCGCTTTTCTGGAAATTAGGCCGCAACCTGTGCCGATTTCGTTGAAGCTGTAGACATACGGTTGACCAATGTATTGCATGGCCCAGACAGCCAAATCAGTCCAAACCAGACCTTGTTGAGCGGACTGAAGGCATCCAACAATTTTTGATCCTTTTGGAATACGAAAAGAACCTGCTTGGTTCTGAACTTGTGCAATCCAAACGTTATAGTTTTCAACGTCGCACCAACGGATCAGAAGCGGGTCTTGAATACCGTTAAAGGTTGACCCCCAAGCAATGATTTGACGTTGAGGCATTGCGACAAAAATGCCATCGTTTGAAATCGGAGCTTGAGGAATAATCGTAGCGTTCTGCTGATTAGAAGTGGGGTCCCAAGTATAAATTGGTCCGCCTGTACCATTTGTATTAACGGGGCTTGCGATTAAAATGCTGCCCCAGTTATCAAGAGACCAATCAGAAGCAGTTATGGGAGTTCCGGTAGGGCTTGCCGGTACAACACCAAACCCAAAAGAACCCGCTCCAAACGCACCTTCCCCAAAACCAACTCCCGCAAGCGGTTGAGATAAGCCAACATAATATTTGTATCGAGCGTCCCCGCTGTTAAGTGGAGTTGGGTCTGTAGATGTCGCGTTGGCAATTGTACTGGCTTGGATAGTAAAGCTGTAACTGTTCAAAACAGATTGAACAGTATAGTTCCCGTATAAAGTAATTCCGTTGAGCGTTAACGAAACTAAGAGCGGGAAAGTATCATCAACACCGTAACCATGACTTGGTAAAATTACAGTTACGGTAGAAACCCCGCTAACGGTTGAGAAAAGCGGTACAGTTCCATAGTCCTTTATGAGACCACCGGAAGTATATCCAGTAGAAAAAGTACTCGCATATGAAAGAGAAGTTGTGTTTGAGGCAGTTACAATAAAAGAGCCGTTATAACCGTCAGGAACAACGCCCGTAACTGTAACGTAAGAACCTACTGCTGGAACGTTGGCAGCAGCAATTGCCGAAAATGTTAAAACTGCTGTGGTCCCATCCCCAGAAGCCCCGGTAACGGTAATGGTAGATGTTGTAAAAGTGGCGTTTTCAGGATTGCCAAGAGTGTCTCTAGCCACAATGCTGTAAGTCAATGAATTGATGGCCGTGCATTGATAAAGACCAAACAACACCAGTCCACCAACTGCAATTTGCGTAACGATATCAACAGAATCAGAATTAGAAATGTTGCTGGAATTTGTAATTGTACCAGGGGTTGTTTGAACCCCTGTAACGGTACTGGAAAAAGTAACTGATGTTGTCGTTGATGACGAAACAACATATGTGCCGTTATATCCTGAAGGGACAACTCCGCTGACTGTTATGCTGGTTCCAACTGCAAATATATGAGGCCCAGTAAACGTAAGCGTTGCAAATAATCCCGTTCCGCTTGCGGCAGTTGTTGTTTCTGTAAAGGTCCCACCATCTGTAATAATTACAACTGATGAACCTTGAACAGTTTCAACTTTTACTGAGACATTATCAGTAAAAGTTAATGGCGTAATAACGTTAATGCTTCCATTTGTAATAACGTCTAAAGACGCTTCTGCTCCAAGCGCAAGATGAGATGTGTCATTTATATCTGTCCAAGCCCAGAGACTGCGAACAATAGAACCTATCGCGTTAGGAAAAAACTTAAGCCACCCACCCAATTTTTGGGGTAGTCCAATGCCCTGAGCATCGGGGATAAAACGAATCAACTGCGAATATGAAATCGCCGCTTCGTTCAATGCTGGCGTTTTGTTTTGATTAACGCCTGGGATAAGTTTTAAGGAAACATGGGGCATCGTTTAACCCCTTGTGGGCGAAGAAACCGTAGCTGGCGACATAGATGCCCAAGCACTGCTTTGGAACTTCTTGCGGGCTTCTTCAACCATCGCGCTTTGGAGAAGCGCCTTGTATTGGCTTTCGTATGTTACGGCCATTTGAGGATCATCATTAGCGCGACCAAAATTGCGCTGGTAGCCGCTGGCATAGATCATACTTGCCATGATCAATAGGTCGGGCAGATACAAGCTGATGAACGTCGTTGTATTGGTGGCTGACAACGAATCTGGCCTGTAAGTGCCAACCAGTTCCAGCGTATAGGTAGCGTTCGGCCAAGGGCCTAAGATGATCGTATTCTGGTTAAGCATCGCAAAGTACACAGGCAACGCGGCACTACTGCTGCTTGGATAGACCAAATTCAAAAACTCTTTAGTGGCAGGCAAAAGCGGATTACGAGTGCCATTATTTGGGACATCTTGGCCCACAGGCGTAATAACATTGACCTGCTGCAATGTTACAAAATCAGAAACAGACACGGCTACGGTCGGCACGGAAGGTGTTGTTATATAATTGGAATTAGTTGTGACGGTGCTTAGAAAATCTAAATCACGGTACATCCGATTTTCAGCATAAGTAAGCATCTGAGGCAGAATAATCAGATAATTAGGGTCGGACACATCAACGACCGCTAACGTAGCTATTTGCTGAATATAGCTATTTGTACCATTTACAGAGCCATCATAGGATAAACCGGTGGTCATTGATGCCCCCAGAACGTCTTAAAGGCTACGGCGGCGATACCAACCGCAGCAGCCGCCGAAGACCCTACATATACCACAAGTTTCCAGCCGCCTTGAGCCTGATTAAGGATGGACAAAATCTCATGTTGGCCGGTCTTTAAAGCATCAAGTTCTTTTTCAACACGTTCCATACGCGCCAAAAGTCCGCCAATTGTCGCGCTGGTGTCGTCCATTGCTAATTAAACTCCGGAGATAGTTGTCTCTACCCAAGATAGCGTATTTTCATCCCAACGGTACATCTTGCCGTCGGTCGGCATCGGCACCGGGGCTTGCCAGTCGGCGTTAGCGTCCAGCACCCAGGACGGGTACGGCTGGGGCGTGATAAACGCATCTAGGCCAGCGTCATAAGTGTAGCCAGGGCCAGCGTAACGCTTCCGCATATTGTTGTTATAACTGGTCTGCTTCCATGTGCCACCGAGAAGGCGTTCGCAGAAAGCTGCGCCAATGTATTCTTTTTCTACGCCGTCCGCGTCAGCGGTGTCTGAGTTGCCGACAACAATTACCCGTAGGACTACGTTGTTAGCGTCTAATTCAGCGAAATGGGCCATGTGCCTGATCCTACAAATGCAAGCCGGTGAGGCTGTCGTCGTCTCCGACGTAGCCCACTGAAAAGGTGTTGAACGACATACTAACGTGCAGGTCTTCGCCTTTTACAGCCTCAACCATGTGTGTAAACGATGACGGGAACAGGTTGTGCGTAATCAAAACGTGATGGTCCCTGATCCAGTCCATTTATATACTCTGTACCCGCCAGCAACGGTAATCGTAGGCGAACCTGTCGTGGATGCGGCTGCGGAATATGTGTCAGAGTAACGAATAATCACAATACCAGAGCCGCCATTGCCGCCTGTACCAGTAGAATCCGGGTCGGTAAATCCGCTGCCACCACCGCCACCGCCTGTATTTGCAGTACCAGCCGTAGCCGTAACACCGCCTTTACCACCAGCCCCGCCGCCACCTGAACCACCAGCACCAGCCCCACCAGAAGCTACGTCATAAAGACCACCACCACCGCCGCCAGCATAAGTTACGCTGCTGCCGCTAATACTAGATGCCGTACCATTACCGCCGTTCCCGCCATCAGTACCAGAGCCGTTGCTGCCAACTGCTGAAGCGCCACCGCCGCCGCCAGCGCCGTACCAAGCTGTAGATGCGCCTGTGCCACCTGTATTACCTTGGCTCGGGGTTGTTGACGGCGTATTACCAGCCCCGCCGGTAAACGTGCCAGACCCGCCTGCCGCACCGCCGCCGCCAGAGCCGCCAGCAGAACCAGCTCGCGCTATACCATCATCGTCGTTTCTTCCTCCGCCGCCGCCGCCTGTTGAAGTGATTGTGCTGAATACAGAATCAAGGCCTTTGCCGCCATTACTTGTTCGACTGGATTGACCCGCACCACCAGCGCCAACAGTAACGGTTATAGCCACGCCAGAAGTTACCGAAAAACCTGTTGCTGTACGAAATCCACCAGCACCACCGCCGCCAGCAAGCGTACTTGCTCCACCACCACCACCAGCTACAACAAGGTATTCAACGCTTGGCGTTGTTTTCTTGGCAAACATCCCGTAGGCCAGGGCCGACAGTGAACCGCGTGTGCTGATAAGAGGCATCGTTAAGCAGCCTTTTGTTCTTCGCCCAAAAATAGCTTCAAGTTAGCTTGCAGACGTAAATCGTTAGGCGATTTTTCCACCGCCAACTTAGCTTGTCCAACAGAAATATCTTTCATGCCTAAATGCCAAGCCGAAATACTGGCTAGGTCATGGGGCCAATGCTCCCAAACCGTAGGATCACAAGTATACACCATTTCTCGGCTTGTAATCTGCAAGGCTCTCATAGAAAAGGCAAAACACTCCGCCCAACGCTTTTGCCGGTACATCAAAAGGGCCAATTCGCACCACGGCTCACGGGTATTAGGGGCCTCAACACAAGCCATGTGAAAGGCGTTCTCAGCCGCTTTCCAATCACCCACTTCCTGATGGCATTTCCCCATTACCCGCAAGGCATAGCAACGCTCGTTCATCCACGTTGCATTTGGCAGGTTTAGATAGCTTTTGCAGGCTGCAATGGCCTCATGCCATTTGCTATGAAATGACAGTTCACGGGCATAATAGAAGGCATTACGCGGGCAGAACGGGTCTTCCTTAACCGACAACTCCAACAGGTCAATGTACTGACCCCGGCTCTTGGTGGGGTCCGGGTGATGGCTTACCAGCAGCTTCTCGGTATAGGCCCAGACTTCCGTAATTCGGCCATCTGGACGGGGGTACTCATGGCACGGGTGGTGCCAATGGTAGCCATGTCGGGCATGGATTTTCTCGTACATAAATTTGATGCCGCAGCCCCAATCAAAGTAGTACCGGAGGCGGGTGCTTTTGCCCTTTTCCCAGACCCGCTCGATCTCCTCACGCCAGCCGGGTTCCATGATCTCGTCCAAGTCCAAGCTGACGCAAACGTCAATGTCTTTGGGGATCAGGGCCAGGGCCGCGTTTCTGGCATGGTCAAAGCGCCACGGTGTGATGCAGATGTCGTGAACCACGACCCCGTTTTCGCGGGCCAGTTCCACCATGCCGTCTGTCGAGCCGGTGTCGGCAATGAGTAGCAAGTCGGCATCTTTAGCCGAGTTAGCCCAGCGTTCTACAAATTGTTTCTCGTTTTTGCTGATCGCGTATACGCAAATTTTCATTTCAATTCCCAATTAATTTTCAATTAACCCTAGCTTCTGCATACTTGCCAAACAGATGCGTAAATAGGTTGTTTTTAGTGCTTAAGTAATGGTCGTCGATCTGCCGAAGCTCGTCTTTCCAGATAGTCTCCCACAAATGTACCGTATAGGAGTCATCCAAACGGTTCAGATCATCGTGATTATTGCCGAAAATGTAAGTGTTTCGAAAGTCAAAAGGCACAAAAGCCTCAACTTCTTGAAGGTCAAAACGGCTGGTATTAGCCTTATACATCTCAAACGGCAACGTAACAGCATGATAGGCCCACACGCCGGTCTTCAGTGCATCAGGCACAGCCGTCAACCAGTCGCGGATGAAGGCCGAAAACTTTTCAACCATGATTACGGCGTTACTGATAGAGCCAATCTTGCTTACATCAGTTGTATGCAGATCAGGAACATGGTCCACATAGCCTTCCGCACCCATAATGCAGCGCCGGTCCATCAATGGTGTTAGCGGCTTCAGCATCAAGACATCTGTATCCAAGTAAATGCCGCCATGAATAAACAACTTCTGAAGGCGAACAACGTCGGCTTGATACTGAACATAAGGTAAATCAACGCCCATAAATTCCTTGGGCGGGTCAATTTGAACAAGGGTTGCATATTGCTTCATCCGATCCCAGTGCGGATTACCCACTGGTTCGGTGTTGTAATAGAGATATAACGCATCTGGCTTCTGAACTTCGTAAGCCGTGCGTATAGCCAGATAGTTTATATAACCAAACTCGCGTGAGTTGGGTCCATTAAAGTAAATGAAATGGACAACATTAGGGATCATTACGCAAATTTTGTTTGAGAAGCAAAAACTGTAAATGTTCCGTTGCTTACATCTGATGTTTTGACAATCGCGTAAGTGTAAATATCAATACCGCTTACGTTTCCAGCAGTCCAAGCCGTGCCGCCTTGATATTTCACGTTTACGGTTGCTGTGCCAATCGTGATGCTGTTGTTGTAGTAAGCTGTTGTTCCTTGCGTTACGGCAAACACTGCCGTCACGGCCTGCCCAGAAGTCATGGACGCAGCTAAAGCAGTGCCAGATGAAGCACGGAAGTTAACGGTCCAGTTGGCACTAGCGTTACTGGTATAATAGATGACGCTTTGGGTCGTGATATCGTAATTGATCGTGCCTGTAGCGGCAGTCGCAGAAACCGTCGCAGGTTCTTGAGCATTGGTAATCAGTGCCGCAAGTGAGCTTGTTGAACCAGCCAATGTTAGTTTTGTGCCGTCAGTTGTGATGCCTGCTGTAGTTTCCTGAACAACAGCAGAACTGTCGTACAGAAGGCGAGTGGTATTACCGCTGGCAATCGTTGTGCTGGCAATCGTTAAGCTGTTCGGGCCAGTGGTACCCGTTGGACCGGTGGGGCCTGTCGGACCAGCCACTGCTGAAGCCGCACCCGTAGGGCCGGTTGGACCTGTCGGGCCGGTGGGGCCAGCTACTGCTGAAGCTGCGCCTGTTGGACCTGTTGGACCAGTCGGGCCAGCTACTGCTGAAGCCGCGCCAGTAGGACCAGTCGGACCCGTTGGACCAGCTATTGCTGAAGCCGCGCCAGTAGGACCAGTCGGACCCGTTGGACCAGCTACGGCTGAAGCTGCGCCAGTAGGACCAGTCGGACCTGTCGGGCCGGTGGGGCCGACACGGCCAGAAACAATCGCCAGGAAAATTTGGTGGTTGTCGGCTATGTTCCCACCAGCGGAAGCGGTGTTAGAAACCGGGATGGTCCAATAACTATTAGCCGCGCCAGGATTGACGTTTGTTGTCGCGCCAGTAACCAAGAACGTCTGGAATATTGCACTGTTGTTTCGATCTTGAATTGTAAATGTTTCGCCCGAAACAATAAGCGCAAGAAAAATATCAATGTCCACGCCGTCGTCTGTAAGGTGGCTGACATTGACCTGTGTCGCTGTGTTTTGAGTGGCATTATTCCACAACAAAAGCCCAGCACCTGGGTCGCCCCCGGTGGCTCCAGTATTCGCACGATAATTAAACAGGCTTGAAGAAACGCCTTGAGCGCCAGTCGGGCCGGTAGGACCAGTAGGGCCGGTGATTCCTTGGGTGCCAGTGGGGCCAGTCGGGCCGGTTGGGCCAGCTACTGCTGAAGCCGCGCCAGTGGGGCCTGTTGGGCCAGTTGCTCCTGTTGGGCCAGTTGCTCCTGTTGGCCCCGTTGGACCTGTTGGTCCTGTATCGCCTGTCGGGCCGGTTGGACCTGTTGGACCGGTGTCACCTGTAGGTCCAGTTGGACCAGTAAAGCCTACCTGACCAGCATCGGTCCACGCCACGCCATCCCAAACGTACAAATGCTCGTTGGACAGCGCAATGTACGCATCACCAACTTGATTACCCGTAGGCGGCAGAGCGGCGGGTGTAGCCACCGTACCTTTGTAGGTAATGCCACCACCAGCAACGCCAGTTGCACCAGTTGGACCAGTGGGGCCGACAACATTGGAAGCCGCTCCTGTGGGGCCTGTAGGACCAGTGGGACCTGTTGGACCAGTAACACCTTGGAGACCCGTTGGACCCGTTGGACCGGTAACACCTTGGAGACCAGTGGGACCTGTGGGGCCTGTGTCACCTGTTGGTCCGGTTGGACCTGTTGGGCCGGTGATACCTTGGAGACCGGTCGGTCCAGTAGGACCGGTAACACCTTGGAGACCAGTTGGACCCGTTGGGCCGGTAGGACCTTTAAATCCGATAGCACCCGTTGGACCCTGTGGGCCTGTTTGGCCGGTGGGTCCAGTAGCGCCTGTTATTCCTTGCGGTCCTGTGGGGCCTTGTGCGCCCTGCTGGCCGGTGCCGCCTTGCGTTCCGGTAGGTCCGGTTGGTCCAGTCGCGCCAATAGCGCCAGTGGGGCCTTGTGGGCCGGTTACGCCTGTTGGCCCTGTCGGACCAGTTCCACCCGTTGGGCCTGTCGGACCCGTCGCGCCAGAAGCGCCTGTCGCACCAGTTGGTCCGCCGCCGAGAGCCGCAATCTGCGCCGAAGTAACCCGCACAGAAACGCCAGCTTGCACAGCCTCAAGTTGTTCAGACCCATTAAGCGATGTGGCGGGGCCTAAATTCGGGATTTGGATATTGGTCATGTCAGAGGCCCTGTCTTCGGAACTTGGTCAAATCCGTATGGCAATCCTGGGTCATCATTGCCAGGAGCGTTTGGATCAGTACCCGGCTCTTGATTTGTACCACCCGGCGGCTCGCCTGTCGTCTGCGTTACGCGGTTGTCGCTAATTTGAGTAATACGAACATCTCCGCCCGGAACGGGGATGCCTGTCCAAAAGTCGGTCGTATTCTGGCCCGAAGTGACGCGCGTGTTGCTTTCGTAAGTTTCAAAATACTCAACACGGGGGTTCTGAATCGGCACCGGATCGGCAGGAAGAATAATTGCCCGAAGCTGATCTTGCGGTTCGTCATAACAGGAACTGCAAACCAAAAGTCCAAGGTTTAACAACGACGCACCGCGCCAGTCATACTGCCAGCGCAAATCAACGTGATTATACCAGATGGAACATCTATCACAGACGGCAAAAGCTTCAGGATTAGATGGACTGGTTCTTGCTCGTCCAGACTTTGAGGCGTACGCCATACATCATCTCACGGTCTGTAATAGCCAATAACTTGTGGGCTAATATACTGTTGAGCAGATTCGACGTTCTGCCGAGAAGCAATGCTATAGGTTTCGTCGGCTACCCCTTTAAGCGCAGGAGCAATCTGGGGATTCCAGACTTTTGCCAAACGATAAGCAAGGCCGTCTGCAAACGCTTCAAGCCAGAGGTAAGGTATGTCAACGGTCTGCCCTCCTGAAAAATTAGAGTCTTCAATCTGGGTGACACGATAATACTTCAAAACTTGTGCGCTAGAACCGTCAGGGGCAGGCCACAACGTGACGGTCGGAGAGATTAAGCGATCAAACCAGAACGTTGTTGAAAAGCCAGTCTGCGTTTTGTTTGGATAACTGGCATATTCAGTACGGCTGATCGGCATAATGATGCGGTCAATCTCAGGCCCACTAGCCGGGACGATGCCCATGTAGGCATCCAGGATAACGACCGTGCTAGGATTTACGCTATACGTCGCCGCCGGGGTAGTTGAACTGATCACACCACCCGTTCCGGTGGTCGCCGCTGTCGTAGCGTAGCTAACATACCCCGGACCTGACGCGGTAACCGTGAAGTTGCCGTTGTAGCCAGAGACGTTAACGCCTGTAACCGTAATCGACGAGTTAATGCCATAAACTGGCGTATTCGGTGTTGAATACGTCAACGTAGCCGTGCCAGAAGATACTGTGGCCGTTACAACGCTTGGAGATTGAACAAGCTCAACCGTTACAAGGTCAACTTTCCAAAGGTTCACACCCTGGTTCGCCCAGTTTGCAAGCATCATGTTCGTCGCCATCTTGGCGCTTTGCATGTGTTCTTGCAGCAAAGACGTATTACGCAACCCCGCCAAGTTGTAAGCGTATAGCGTCAACTCACCGAGAGAGGGATTGAAAGCGTATGTGCCACTAGTGGTCATGTATACTATTGCGGTACGCTGCTGCTCTGAACAAACGTCGTCACAACCGATCCGTTACCGCTGGATAGATAAACGCGGGCAAAAACCGGGACGGCAACCAAACTTCCATAACTTGTTGCCGTTTGTGTAACCAAACCAGCGTCTGGCGCGGGTGACCAAGTCATAGAAGCAACGGCGACTGGATTTACAGGGTCATTAGGATCGTCGTTTGAGACCTGAACTGAATAACTGACGGTGCCGGTTACAACAGCTTGAACCGAAACTGGCCCCTGCGCCCAGTTGTCAAAGCGCACTAGGGAGCTTCCTTTAGGGTCGCCTGAAGCATCGGACACAGAAACTGTAATTGGGCGCATTTAAAAATCCTTTCTTAACACTTAACGTCCCATTTCTTTAAAGCCAGATTGATCCTGCTATTGGGATCATGTGCTGTCTTGGCTGAAGTCAGCTTTTGCTTCATGCCGCACATCCTGCTTTTAAAGTTTTCTCTCCGTTGAGCGGAGGCGGGACTTTTATGAGCCTCACCAGATGAAACAGGACGCTTGATATTATGGCCCTCTGCCTTAAGCGAGGCACGGCCTTTTTCGTTTAAGCCACCAGAAGGGTTTTTGCCTTCTTTGCGGGTCCAAGCACCAGACATAATTACCTCAAGAAAGTGGGGGGGCCGAAGCCCCCACACCCCACTAATTATTTCTGATCGGCAGGAAGTCTTGCTTTGAGTTCTTCAACTTGATCTTTCAAAGATTTGTTTTCTTTAAAAAGTTTAGCTGCTTGTCCCATCGCAACGTCTCTCTGACCGGCCAACATATGAACCAGAAATTCAATTTCTGGGTCGTGATGCGTAATCATCAGCTAGTGACGACTTGCCAGTTGCCTGAAGCGTCCACAACAAACAGCTTGCCAGCCGTTGAGTCGATGCCAAGCGAACCAATACCAAGGCCAGAAGCCGTGCCGTCAACAACGGAAGTGACAACTTTGATCACGACATTGCCGTTGGAAGCGTCTTTAGCCAAACGGATTTGAGCGATCTTGTAAGCCTTCAAGCTGGACGGAGCGCCCGTATCCAGCATGCTCAAGTCCATGCCGTAATTGAATCCGCTGCCGCCAGTGCTGTTGGTCATCGAAATGCCAAAGCCAGCGTTAGCTGTCGTCAGGCCACCGTCGCC